CAATATTTGCTACAACTAATCGTTTTATTAATTTACAAGGACTTTCAAAGAGTGACTGTATTGATAATGTGGAGGCTCTTTGGAGGCGCGGTTTTGTTTTTGATTTTAAATGCGTGTCCCGCGTAGGTAGCAAACTTTCAGGTATTATTTATTTTAAACATTTTAATTTATTATCTAAATCTTTCGAAATAGCTTTCCCTTCTTATTTTAATTATACCATTAAACCTTCTTTTACTTTTAATGCTGATTTAGATTTTTCTACTAATATTGCCAATGCAGTTACTTGGATTGGCGCTATTGTGACTGGTTTCAAAATGCAAAAAGAAAAAATGAATGTAGATCAAAAATTATCACCTTCCCAAATTCAAGATATTCAAGAAAAAATTTCAGAGTTAATAGAATCCCCAGAATTTCAAGACGTTAACGACACCTTCCACCAACCCCCCATTCAAAAAATTGAATCATTACAACAAAGTTCACCGAACCAGCAACCTGAAGTCCCCAGGAATTTTTTGGAAGGACAAGGGTTAGTTGCAACAATTAAGACCGGCTTTTCTAAGATGCTAGCTTCACAGTTTGTATTGGATTTATTGATGTGTGAGTTTACGGAATGTGCTAATTGGATATTAGAAATAATGTCATATTTTAGTGTAGGACAATTTTCTCATTTACAAGGAATCTATATAGCTGTGGGTTTAGTTATCGGAGTAATATCAGTCTATTTGTTTGTAACAAAGGTTAGTGTTCCCAAGGAAAGTAGTATCGTCCTAGAAGGACAAGGTGACCTTTTCTCTACAGATACTACAGGACATCATAATAGTTTAGAAAAAATTAGAAAAGGAGTTTTTGAAGTAGATCTTTTAGATGAAGATGGTGTGCTTGCAAAAGCGCATGCGTTAGTATCGGAAAGATTGCTTTTAATTCCTTCTCATCTCGCTCCCAAAAATGTAATGACGGTTAGAATTTATCAGTGTCGATCATTAAACCACATATTAGTTGATTATACGCAAATAAATGTGGTTTATAGACGAGACGCTGTTGATCTTGCCGTTTTTTCATTACCTAAACACTTCCCCACTCCCTTTAAATCTTTATCTCATTGGTTCAAAACAGATAACAACACACGCCCAAGACAAACTTACTTAATTTCAGGAAAAGGTTTCATAGCAATTAACAATCTATCAAAGTTAGGAATAGTAGCGCCATATCATTTTAAGTTCGGCAAACATCATAGTACTCATTATACAAACGATCATTTCTTAAAATATGATGTTCAAGCTTTAGGACTTTGTGGTGCTGTTATTTTTAGCCCCCAGAGTGGTCTTCTTGGTTTTCACGTAGCGGGTGATGCAAAATCCAATATTGGAGTTGCGTCATATTGGGATTTAGAAGATAGAACAGTTTTATATAATTTATTAACAGAAAACAAGCCTTTAATTCAAATACAAGAAGACATTTCAGATAAAATTTTTCCGCAGAGTAGTATAGTTAAGTTAGACACAAATCAGTATCACGCAATTTCCCCTTCAAAAACCAACATTGGTATTTCTCCTCTTTTCGGCATTTATCCAGTAGATCGTTCTCCCGCTGATCTTCAGAAGTTTGGTCCCAAAACTTTAAAAACAGTAGCCAAAAAATCATTTAGTCCCTGTGTTTTAATCCCATCAAAAGAGTTAGATTTTTGTAAGTTAGTGTTAGATTCCATGATAGCTCCATTTGGAGTTTTAACAGATGAAGAAGTTGTAAAGGGTACTAATTTACTCGCCCCTTTAAATAAGGATTCTTCAAATGGTTTCGACTACGGTAAGGAAAAGACGGATTATATAAATTTCGAGTTAGGACAGATAACACCTTTGTTTTCATTAGATATACAACAATTCTTGCAGAGCATAAAATCCGG